ATAGATTGGTAGACGCAGGAAGAGACGATCCCGAAATCGTGTAGTATCCAGTTGTTAGTGGGTTTCCACTGCCATCCGCCCCAACGAAAGTGATTGGCGAGGTAGCCGTTCCAGCATTAGTGTCCCAATCTATTTGAGCAGATGGTGTTTCAGTAGCGGTTGCGCAGAGCCTTACCTCATCGCCAGCCACGGCTGTGTCAGCCGCCTTTTGGGTTGTGGCCCAAGCTGTGGCAAATGATGTTCCCGCAGCAGCGTCACTGCCACCACTTGGATCTACATAATAAGTCGCCATATGATATTATTTATCCCTTTGTTACTGCAAGAGTCAATGTGACTCGCGTTACTGTTGTAGCAGAATCAACAACAAATCCCAAAATGTCGCCTTTTGAAAGGGAAGTTGTCCAACCCGTTAGCGTACTGTCCTCGCTCTTTTGGGAGCTAGACAAAGTTGGCAAAGCAGATGCACAAATTGAGTCGGTTAAAGTTGTCGGAGGAAAATTTGCGTAGGTGTCCTTTGTAACGTCTATAACAATAGATCCGCTTTGGTCGGCAAGAAGCTGTGCAGCGGTTATTGTGCAATCGTAAGGCACACGCAAAAATCCCTTTGATCCCGTAGATATTACAGAACCCGCCCCGTCTATAGTTATACCAAGTTGACCGTCGTAAACAGCAGCTGTTGCAGTGTAGTGGATAGTTACCCCGACCAGCTTTGCATCCTCCGTCATCGTGTCGTTTGCATCTCCGACAACGCGAGTGATTTCGGCAATAACAAGATCTCCTGCGGAAGGACTGCCAGCAATCGTTATGTCAGTTGATAGTGCCGTAACGTGCAAATCACCAACTGCCGTTACAGTATCATCCGTATCGACCGATGTCCCAAAGGCATTGTCCAGAGCGTCATCGTTTTGGAATGCCTGCATAGCAATCCCCCAAGTAACTCCATCTCCAGCCGTTGCTCCGGTTGCGGCATCCCAATAAAATTTTGCGTTGACCGCATTGCCGTCCCAATCGCTTGGCAAATGAAATCTAAACTGTACGCCCTCTTCTGTAGCCCCATCAAAAAGAAAATGATCGGACATTACATCGTTTGTCGCGTATTCCTCAGTAGCAGTTGCCGCTCCGTTGGTTGTCCGTGCAACCAATGCACCTGCATCAATCGAAATTATGCGATCAGATGTTCCGCCAGAGCCACCTCCTCCGCTTTGATCTACCCACGCATAGTCCGATCCGTTCCAACTCAAAACTTGGTCAGTCGATGCCGATGAGGTGTTTAGATGCGCATCTACGTCGCTGTCACCGTAAGATCCCGCAGGCGTTGACCAGCTTAGATTTCCGCTGCCATCAGTGGTAAGCGTTTGTGACGCACTGCCAACGTCGTCTGGTAGTGTCAGCGTGTATGTGGCTCCGGCACTGTGCGGTGGGCCTTTAATTGTAATCCCGTGGGAATTGTTCTCGCAGTTCAATTTAAACTGACCTGAACCCTTCGTCGCGTTCCCTTTAAAGATTGTTACGCCTGAGCCGTCTGGATCAATTTCAATATCTCCATTGCTGCTCGTTACTATGTCCTGACCAGCTACATCTAACGGACCGCCGAGCGAGGGAGTGGTATCGTCTGACAGATCCTGCATCGCAGAGTCTGCCGTGGCCCCCTGAGCGGCTGTTGCGTAGTCGCTTGAATCGAACGCCTTTACTTGAGCAAGATTCGTAACCTCGGAGTCCATTAAAGCTCCAGCAGCGGTTACGTTGTCGGTATTGGTTACGTCAGCCCCAGCTTCAACCGCTGATAGCCTGCTAATGTCGGCAGCATTTGTAAATTTATTAGTAGTGGTTGCGTCGCTAATATCGTCAGCATCAAGAACCACAGTGCCAGTTTGGGTGTTTACGCTATCAACTGTATTTACCTGCGCGCCAGCTTCTACAGCAGACAATCTAGATATGTCTGAAGAGTTAGTAAACTTGTTCGTCGTCGAAGTGTCGTCTATGTCGTCAGCGTCTAGTACCACTGCTCCGGTCTGAGTATTTACGCTATCAACGGGAGCAGCCTCCCTGCCCATAAATACCCAAGCAGATCCACTGTAACGGTAAAACCCAGCAGGGTAGCCAGCAGTTGCGGCAATAACTAGATAAACATCGCCAGTAGTCGGGCTACCCGGAAGGCTTGCATAATTTGCTACCTCAGGCTTAAAGCCCGGCATATCAGTGGCTTTAGTTACCGCATTGTCTATCGTTGTTCCTGTATGTATGCTGTCGTATGCCATTATTGTTTCACTCTAAATGTTTGTCCATCAAAGTCTCTAAATGACTCAGTGCCACCAGCACCATCATCTACAAGAAAGTTCTCGTAGACAACTTCTACTATTCCACCTATTCTAGCTCCTACGCGACCTAACCGTAAGAACTCAAAAATGTTTTTAAGCCCTACGTTTCTCATAGGGACTAGTCTACGAACTGCTCTGCAAAAATAATAGACGTTCCTCCGCTACCAATAAAAGAGGCGGTAGAAGCTGCGTTCTTACTCAGTACAATGAGTCCTTGTTCTTTTACAAGGAGATGACCATGATTGGCGCTTGCGTCTGTTCCATCAAAACTAACAATTACGTTGTTGTCTTGGACATCAATAATAACGTAATCAGTATCAACGTGGATATTAGAAAGAGATACCGCATCGCCAGTAGTAGCTGAAAGTCTTTGAAATTTAGGAGATGCGTTAGGGTTGATGTTCCCTACATATAGATTGGAAGTGCGTGAGTTCATTTATCGTGCTTGTTGAGATACATAAGTTTTAAAGCGTTTGCCTACAGTGTTGTTATTGGCTACTTGCTGTGGGTTGTCCATTTCCTCGCCTAGATAGTTTTCGGCTATTTGGTCTTCCAGAACAGCCTTTTGGTGCTGTCCATCTAGTCGAAGAAAGTCGGCGTATGTAGCATGGGCCATGAAATAGAAAAATTCCTGTGGCACTTCAGTGGTGCCAGCTCCCGCTACGTCCAATGTGGTAAGCTGATCCAACCTCTTCTTGTAGGTGACAAACACCTCGGATGCGTCTGCCGTAGTGAGATTAAGGATGTGAGCGCCATCGCTTTGAACGTAAAATTCGTACTCGATTGCCGAGTTGCGAACAAATGGATCAGTGCGGTGTATCCGTAAAAATTCACCTATTGGTGTGTATCCAGAAACTTCCTCAAAGTTGACAATCGAAGAAGATACTGGACGAGATTCCCCAGTAACTAAATACCTTACCCAATATGGAGTGCGGTTGTACGCTTCGTACATTCTCCGATTTGCCAAAGCCAATAGATGCCCTTGTTCCGCAAGAGTAAAATCTGATGTACCCGATAATGCGGATATTAAACTATACAAGTCTTTGTTTGCTTTAAGCTGCATTAGGCGTTATTCGGAGACAGGTCTTTGTGCTTCTTGTTGTAATACTGCAAAAATTCTTTTGAATGCACGGTATCGTGTCCGTACTTCTTCGTAAGCCTGAAAAAATCCCGGTGAGGTATTACCGCTACTGGCTTGCCCAATACCGGATGGGTAGATCCCTTTAGTTCTTGAGCCTCTTTCCTAGCTATGTTGGTTCTGGCTTCTTCAAGACGTTTCTCGCGTTCGAAACCAGTGCGTATTTCACGCATAAAGGCCCGGTTTATTTCGCCGTCGCTGTACCTTGGAAGGGAGGTAATAATGTTCATAAGTAAAAGGGGAGGCCAGAACCGGCCTGACCTCCCCCGTTATATTAAACGCTTAGGTAAAAGTCAACAAAACTAGCTGTTGATTACCTTGCCGTGTGCACCGGGATGGTGTACTGCGAGGGTGAGCGCGCAGTCAACATATCCACGCTCGCCGCCACCCAAGTTTGGCAGTACAGTGCTTCCAACCGGAATAAGCTCAGCTAAGCTAGCATATTCTGGGCTTAGGAAATATCCACGATTTTTGTTCGTGGTATCAGGCGAGCAGTCCGGGTTCATGTTAACGATGGAGACAATACCATGGTCAGACTGGTAAAGCTCAACAGAGAGCTTAATCTGAGCGGATTCGCCATTGTAATTAACATTGCGGATAGAGGTGTCAGCTCCAGAACCATCTGGGTCCAGACGAGCGAAATCGCTGATGATGCGGCGAAGGGCCGTATCAGCAACAAGCGTCAAGCTGCTCATGGCTCCACTCACACGGAAGATGGAGGTGATGATGTTGTTCATCGCCGTTTCCGTGAAAGCTCCGTCTACGCCAGCATTGATGTCGTGAATGCTTGCGGCAGGGGTGCGATAGAGGGTGTTGACCGGGTTGGTAGCTTGGGCGGTGTCTTGTATCCACTTGCCTAGACCACGCAACTTGTATGGGTTCGATCCGCTTCCGTCTTCCACATCTTGCTCGTTGTCCGACATGATGGTGGCTTCGATGTCGCGTTTCAATTCGCGAAGAGCCTTGGACTCAGCCTGAGCAAACTTAGCGGGACCAACGGAATCCACAGCTTCCTGAATGTCGGAAACTTGATAGGCCCGACGGAACTTCTGGATGTAGTTTCCGAGGCGAATGCGATCCGTGAACTCGTCGTCGTAAGAAGAAACGTCTACGCCTTCAGATATACCTGTGGTGCGGACTGCTGCTAGTTTGTCCACTGTCCATTCGTGCTGAACGGCGGTGGCTCTGGTTTTTGACAGTGAACTAAGGACTGGAGTTTCCTCGGGAGCCAAAATAGTGAGAATATCGCTAAGGTCTTCCCTATTGGAAACATTTGCCGAAGGACTGGCGTCGTATGTATTTGATAGTGGCATTATATATTAGGGTGTTTAAGGTGTGGCGAGACGACGCGACCATCGCGCCTCTCTAAGTTTTTGGAAGTCATCTTTGCTTCCAGAACTTCTGAATCTTTTCTTTAAATCCTTTAGGGCTTTTTCAGAATTATTTTCAGTTTTATCAGACTTAGTTTTTGCTATAGAAGGACTTGACGGTGGAGACGGCTTAAAAGCGTCTTTAGCATCTATGACTTCGTTTTTAGATGTTTCACGAAACATATTATCAACCGAATGGGCTAATAAATATGGCATCTGCCAACTAAGATCGGGATTTTGCTCATAGGCTTTTTGAAGAGCAGGCTGACTTGCTAGCTGTATAAACTGTTTAGTTTTTTCGCTATTCTTATCGCCCAACCACTTAAATTCCTTTAAAGCTTTTTGCCCGTATTCTTGACGCAGTTTTTTCGATTCTTCTACCTTCTTAATTTTTAAAAATTGGTCAGGAAGGTACTTGTCTCTGGACTTTCTTGCTTGCTTTAGAGCTTCACGCACTTCAGCTTTAGTCATAGACTTTCCATCGGTCTCTGTAACCATGTCGTGTGGACCGTAGTCATCAGAGTCAAACAAGATTTCTTCTGCCCAATCAATAACATCATTGATTTCCTTAGCTTTCTCCTCAATGTCCTTTATGGAGGTTATATCAGAGTAAGGATTATCAACAATCTCAGATTTAGAAGATAGTATTTTTTCCTGTTGAGCTTTTAAACTTTCCTCAAGTGTTTGAGCCTTCTCCTCGGCAGCTTTAGCTCTAGCTGTTAACTGACCAAATCGGTCTACAGCTCGGCTAGAAAGAGCCTCAGAAAGTTGTTTAATTTGCTCTTCAGAAAGACTATCTAAGTCAATATTTGAAAGAACGTCTGTATTTTCCTCAGGGACTTCTACATCTTCAGACTGAGACTCAATCTCATTGTCTTCTGAAATAAAAGACTCTTCAGCTTCTGAATCAGAAACCGGAAGAATATTTTTTTCTTCTAGTTTCTTTACACGTCTTTGAACAAACTCAGACGCGGATATATTTGTGTTTTCCGCTGTGTTTTCAAAGGCATCAGCGACCGCCTCAATGACTTCACTCATATAATTTATGTTTCCCGCTTTTAACGCCTAGCGATGGCGAGCCGTGATTATATCACAAAAAAAATTATATTATACGTACTCAGACCAATTTTTTAATAAATTGTCGTAATCTGAATCCTGAAGTATATCATCGTATGCTAAAATCTCTCCAGAAATTTGCATAACTTCTTCGGGTGAAGCGGATCTTAACCTAGAAATGCTAGATTCTCTTCGATCCTTTATGTCTTTAATAAAGCGAGCAAAATGCTCGTACTTCGATAAAACTTTTACGTTGTTGTCCAAGTTTGTCTTATTTGGCAGCAGACCTCATCATGTCCACTAGTCTTTTAGACCTGTCTCCAACCTGATGATACCATTTACTGTCTATCATTTCGTCAGCAGCTTTATTGTAATCGCCATTCAAAAGCGCTTCTCGCATTTTTTTAAATTTATTTAGTTTAGTTAAACCTAAATTAAATGCCATATCTATTAAAACCTTTTGAACAACTGGTGGCTGTCTTCCAGCTCTAGGCAAAAAAGCATTAGCATCATCAGCTGCTTGCTTAATAGACTCGTTGTACAGTATTTTTATTTCTCTATCAGAAAGGACCTTTTTTCCAGAAAGCATATCTTGAACATTAAAACCCAAGGCTTCTGCTTTTTTGCGGTTAGAAGGTTCCTCTAAATTAAACCCTATGCCTATAGTGCGATTTCCCTTACTGTCATTGTACACTTCAGGTTTTATTCCCTCATGCAAAGCAATTTGATTGTATATTTCTTGATTATGCTTATCCCTTGCTCTTTGACGTGCAAAATTCTGAACTGTTAAATTCTCTGGATTGT